TGTTGCTGTTTCAACTGCAGGTTCTGACGAACTCTTATCATCAATGAAAGTTGATGCTTCAGACTTCGGTGGTTCAGCAGGTGATGCTGTGGCTATCTTACCAAGAACAGGTGGAGCTACAACTGCTGCTCCTGCAAATGGTGATAGACACCCGTTAACTGTTATTGCTAGAATGTCTAGACTATTAGACCAACAGAATGTTGACACTAATGGTAGATGGTTAGTATTAGACCCTGTATTCATAGAAGTACTAAAGGATGAAGATTCAAGATTATTTGATGCAGACTTTGGTGGAACTGGACTACAGAATGGTTTAATCCTAAACAACCTACATGGTTTCAAGGTTTATCAGTCAAACAATTTACCTGCAGTAGGAACAGGACCATCTAATACAGGTGCAAACAGTTCTTCTAACTATGGTGTAATTGTTGCTGGTCATTCTTCATCAGTAGCTACTGCCGAGCAAATCAACAAGACAGAGACTTACAGAGACCCTGATTCTTTTGCTGATATTGTTCGTGGTATGCATTTGTACGGTAGAAAGATACTTCGCCCTGAAGCAATCTCTACTTGTATATATCACTTAGCGTAGGGAGAATAGATTATGGCGAATATTACTGCTGTTCTTAAAGCCGCTTCTGGCAACTCCCAGAGAGGTCGTAATGTATATTACGTGGATAATGTTATTGACTTAACTGCTAATAGCATTAGTCCAAACGGTGATACCATTCAGGCTATCACAGTTCCAGCTAATACTCTTGTTGTGGCTGCAGGTCTTCAAGTTGTAGAAAGTGCAACTCAGAATACTGGCACAGACGCAACAGCATCACTTGGTTTTACAGGTGGTGACGTTGATGAGTTTGTTGCAACTTTTGATATTGATGGTGCCGCCGATGGTGCTTATGCTCCTCAGATTGCAATCACAGGTTTGACTGCTTCCACTTCTGCTGACACAATTGATGTGTTATTAGCAGGTACAGGTGCGTCATTTACTGCAGGTAAAATCCGTGTATATGCAGCAATGATGGATATAAGTGACCAAGGTGACATGTCAGCTAACGAAGTTGATAGAGACACTTTAGCTTAAATCATATATAAGGGAGCAGGGCAACTTGCTCTCTTATTTTACTTAGGAATTATTATGGCAGAGAACTACCTAACATTAACAAATAAAGTCATAGCAAGGTTGAATGAGGTTGCATTAACTTCTTCAAACTTTTCTAATGCTAGAGGTATACAAGTTCAATGCCAAAACGCTGTAAATGAAGCTATAAGATATATAAATCAAAAAGAATTTCAGTATCCTTTTAATCATGTTACCGATACAGAAGTACTAACAGCAGGAGTAGTTAGATACTCTGTACCTTCTACAAGTAAAACTGTTGATTATAATACTTTTAGAATAATTAAAAATTCTACTTTAGGTATAGCAGGTGGTAATTTAAAAATACTAAACTACAATGATTACGTAAATCATTTTATTACACAAGAAGATGAAATAAATAGTACAACAACAAGTGTGTCTCATACAGATAGTGATACAACTATAACTGTTGTAAGCACTACAGGTTTTGATAGTGCGGGTAATTTGTTTATAGGTAACGAAGAGATTACGTATACAGGTACAACTAGTACAACATTTACAGGATGTACTAGAGGTGCAGGTAACACTACTGCATCTTCAATAGATAGTGGAACTACAGTAACGCAGTTTGATGGTGGTGGTGTACCTGAGTTTGTTATAAGAACTCCTGATAATAATTATCTTTTATATCCTTTTCCTAAAAAAGCGTACACTATTAAATATGATTATTTTTCATTCCCTAATGATTTATCTGCTTTTGATGATACAACAACAATACCTGATAGGTTTGCTGCTGTTATAATAGATGGTGCTACATCATTTGTATATCAGTATAGAGGTGAAACACAACAGTATCAATTAAATTTTGATAGGTTTGAACAGGGTATAAAAAATATGCAGACCTTATTAATTAATAGATTTGATTATGTAAGGTCTACTTATATACCACAATCAGGTTCAGGAAGCAATAGTTCAACTCTAAATCTAAGGGTAAGTTAATATGGCAGACCAGTCTCAAGTAACTCCTAATGCATTTGTGTGCGAAGGAGGGTTAATTGCTAATCGTTCTACTTTTGTTATGCAACCCGGTCAAGCTTTAGAGCTAGAAAACTTTGAACCTGATGTAGAGGGGGGTTACAGAAGAATAAATGGATATCAAAGACATATACGACAAGTAGTTCCATTTACGGCTTCGGCAAATGAAGAAACTCTTATGGTCTGTAGTTTTGCTAACACTATATTAGCAGCTAGAGGTGAGAAAATATTTAGTTCCGCTTCTACTGATATAGGAAGAGGAGCTACAAATGCTATAGCAGCAGATGATGTTATGACAGGTTCAGGTGTTATAACAGTTAAAAGTACTACAGGATTCAGTACTAGTGGTACATTACAGATTAATGATGAACAATTTACATATACAGGTGTTACAGCCACTACATTTACTGGTGTAACTAGAGCGGTAAATAGCACTACAGCAGCCGCTCATGCCTCATCTTCTGACACAACAAGAACAGTAGTTTCAGAGAATTGGACTGAAAGAGATAATGGTAGAACTAACGCAGGTAAATATTCCTTTGAAAGATTTAATTACGACAATAATGAAAAAATAGTTTTAGTGGATGGTACTAATGCACCTGTAGTATTTAATTCTTCATTATCAGCTACAGATGTAAGTGCAAGTGCTGTAGCAGGAGCAAGTATTGTTGCGTCTTTTAGAGACCATATGTTTTATGCAGGTATGTCAAGTACACCACAAGAAATAGTGTTTAGTACACCTTTTGATGAAGATAATTTTACAGTTGCGGCAGGTTCAGGTTCATTCTCTGTTGATAATATAATAACAGGAATAAAAGTTTTTAGAGATAGTTTATTTATTTTTTGTGAAAGCAGAATATTTAAATTGACAGGTTCGTCTATAGCTGACTTTGCGGTATCTGCTGTAACAAGAGACATAGGCTGTATAAATGGTAAAACTATACAAGAATTTGCTGGTGACCTTATTTTTCTTGGTCCTGATGGGTTGCGTACAGTTGCAGGTACAGCAAAAATCGGTGATGTGGAGTTGGGAACTATAAGTTCCAATGTACAATCTTTATTTGATGATAATATAACTGACGCATCTGTATTTGACTCTGTAGTTATACCACAGAAAACACAGTACCGTTTATTCTTTTCTAAAGCTGCGGCATTAGAAAGTAGAACTGAAGGTTTAATATGTGTTTTAAAAGGGCAACAAAGTGGGCAGAAAGGCTACGAGTTTTCAAGAATAAAAGGCATTAAACCTGCCTGTACAGATACATTTATCTTAACAGGTGATGTCTTAGTTTTACATGGTGGTTTTGATGGTTATATTTACAGGCAAGAAGAAGGGTCTACATTTAATGGTACAGCAATATTAGGGAAGTATCGTAGTCCTGATTTAACTTTTGGTGACCCCGGCATAAGAAAACATATGCAAAGGGTTATTATAAACTATAAACCTGAGTCAACTATAGACGCTGATTTATTTTTAAGATACGACTATGAAGATGTAGACGCACCTAGACCTGCGGCTTATGCATTAGAATCTACTGATATAGCAGGTATATATGGAACATCTACTTATGGTAATGTTATATATGGTGGTGTTACACAGCCATTAGTTAGACAAGCAGTAGAAGGTTCAGGGTTTGCTGTAGCATTAAGAATAAGTGATGGAGGTGCAACTGCACCATACTCACTCAAAGGATTTCAGTTGGAATATCAATTAGGAGCTAGAAGGTAAATGGGAGCAACATATACAAGACAGTCATCATATACTGATGGCGATATAATCCAAGCATCCGATACCAATAATGAATTTGACCAGTTACTTGCAGCTTTCGCTGCTAACTCAGGACATACTCACGATGGTACTACAGGTGAAGGTGGTCCTATTACTAAACTATTGGGTAATTCCCTAACTTTTGGTACAGGAGCAGACACAGATGTGGCAGTAACATTTGATGGTAATACATCAG